ATTAATGTCGATAATGCACCCAACTTTAAATCATGTAGCTATTTTTCTTGGAGATATGGTTTTACACCATTTAGCAGATAGACTATCTTGTAGAGAACCATATTCTGAGTGGTTGTTAAAATGTACTGGTAAGAGGTATCGCTATGCTCAGAACAGTTAGACTTTACGGTGAACTTGCAGAGTTTGTTGGTCATAAGGAACTTGATGCAGTCATAAATTGTACTGCTGATGCTATAAGGTTTTTAGTTACTAATTTTCCTAAATTAGAAGCTCACATGGCTAATCGTTATTATCAAGTTTTAGTCGATGATGAGGAGATAAGTCAGGATGAAATTCATTACCCTATAGGACAATCTGATATTAGTATTGTTCCAGTTATAACTGGTTCTGGTGGTAATACTGGTAAGTTTTTATTAGGAGCAGCTTTAATTGGTGTTGGAATTGTTTCTGGTGGTACTGGTTTTGCATTAAATTCTACTCAAGGCTTTGGATTCTTTGGAGGTGGACTTGCAGCTAAAGTAGCAAATGCAGGAGTTTTTCTTACTTTGATGGGGGTAAATGAAATGTTATTTCCTTTGCCAAAACCACAAGAGTTCAGTAACGAGCAAGATCCTAGAATATCATTTAGTTTTTCTGGGGTGCAAAATACATCAAGAGCAGGAACTAGCCATCCAATTGTGTACGGAGAGATAGTTACTGGATCGGTTGTAATTTCAGCAGGAATCGACACTAATCAGGTATCAGCATGATGGATAAAATTATCAGAGGAGCAGGTGGTGCTCCCCCGACCCCACCTTCTCCCACCAGAGCACCAGATACATTAAATAGCAGACAGTTTGCATCAATACAGGATCTTATTTCTGAAGGAGAGATAGAAGGTTTTGCTACTCCCTCAAAAGCAGGATTAACAAAAGGAACTACAGCTTATAACAACGCAGCATTGAAAGACATATTTTTAAACGATACTGTTATTCTTGATGCAAGTGCCAATAATACAAACCCACAAGCAGAAAAATTTAATTTTCAAAATGTAGGATTTACACCTCGTTTTGGTACAGGGAATCAAGAGCATATACCTGGAATACAACAATCACAAAGTCCTTTAGCTGGTTTCGGTAGTGTTCTATGCTCTAAAAGTGGGGGTGGTGTCTCAAGAGATTTACCTACAGGAAAAGATGCCGTAAAGATCACAGTTACTTTCGCTCAAATACAAAAAGCTACAGATGAAGGTGACTTATTAGGGTCATCAGTTGAATTGAAAATATCTTTAAAAGTTAATAGTGAAACAAATCACACTGAAAAATTAAGAGATACTATTACAGGAAGAACTGCAGATGCTTATTCCAAGGAATATCGAATTAATTTACCAGATGGTTATACATTTGCAAATGTTAAAGTTGAAAGAGAGACTAACGATCAACAGCCTGGCAGTAATATTGCAGATGAATTTAATGTAAGCAGTATTCAATTATTAATTGATGATAGGCAAAGATATTTAAATAGTGCGTACACAAACCTAAGATTAGATTCTGAACAGTTCAGTTCTATTCCAAAAAGAGCTTTTCGTATTCGTGGTGTAAAAGTTCGTATTCCAGCCGCTAATGGAGGTCTTACACCAACTGTAGTTTCAAACCAAACTATTGCTGACTCTTTGGGTTTAGGCTCTTGCAGTAGTTTTGGATTTATACATTATCCAGAAAATTACATATTTAACGGCACAATGACAGCAGCTCAATGGTGTAGTGACCCTGCCATGATATTGCTTGATCTGTTAACTACGGAAAGGTATGGGTTTGGCACTCATATTACAGATGCTAACCTTGATTTGTTTAGTTTTGTAGCTGCTAGTAGATACTGTACAGGGAACAAAGGTGGCAGTGAATTAATAAGTGATGGTTTTAATGGTAAAGAACCTAGATTTAGTTGCAATGTAAATATACAAGGATCTATGGAAGCGTACACACTAATCAATGAATTAGCAGGAGTGATGAGATGTTTTCCGATTTGGTCTGAAGGTTCTGTTACTATTTCACAGGATAGACCTACAGATCCAAGCTATCTGTTCAGCTTGGCGAATGTGGGTGAAGGTGGGTTCAGTTATTCTGGTAGTAGCCTAAAACAAAGACACAGTATTATTTCTGTTAGCTATTTCAATATGGATAGTAGAGAAATAGATTATGAAGTTGTGGGAGATGATGTAGATGGTTCAGATGCTCTACAGGAAGATATTGATAGACAGGCCAAGCTAGGAATTGTGAAAAAAGATATTAAGGCTTTTGCTTGTACATCTAGAGGTCAAGCCCGAAGATTAGGGAAAGCTGTACTTCTAAGCGAGGAGCAAGAAACTGAGGTGGTTAGTTTTACAACATCAATAGATGCTGGTGCAATCGTCAGACCTGGATCTGTTATTTCTGTTAATGATCCTGTGCGTGGTGGAGAAAGAAGATCAGGCAGAATAAAAACAGCAAGCACAACACAAATTACAGTTGATAACACAACAGATTTAAATACTTTTACTGGATCAAATAAAAAATGTAGCGTTATTCTGCCTAATGGCACAGTTGAAACTAAAACTGTAACTGGAATTATAGGAAGTGTAATTACATTAGATTCAGCTTTATCTGCGACACCTAATGTAAATGCTATATGGTTACTACAAAGTTCTACTTTAGAAGCACAGACTTTCAGAGTAATAACTGTTGAGGAAAAAGATGGTATTAACTATGAGATTACTGCATTAACTTATAAAGACGCTAAATATGCAGCTATAGACTCAATGCAAGGTATTACTTTACCTACAAGAAATATTTCACTACTTAATGAACCAAAAAATCCACCTGCTGACTTAACAGCAAATGAAAGAGTTGTTGTTATAAATGCTTTGGCCGTTACGAAATTAATAGTATCTTGGGTATCTGTTACAGGTGTCAGTCAATATCTTGTCCAGTATAGATTTAACAATACAAACTGGGTGAGTGAAATTGTATTCAGACCAGACTTTGAGTTATTAAATACTGAAGCTGGAACGTATGAGTTTAAAGTATTTTCTTATAATGCTGCTCTTGTGTTATCAGCCACATCAACTAACTTAACTTTCAACGCTGTAGGTAAAACAGATCCACCTGGCAATGTTCAAAACTTATCTATTGAACCAATTACTAATAAGTTGGTAAGACTTAGATGGTCAAAAGCTGTTGATCCTGACGTTTTACATGGAGGACGAGTTTATGTAAGGCATAGTAATTTAACCGATGGAAGCGGTACGTTCCAAAATTCAGTCGATCTTGTCACTGCTTTAGCTGGTAATACTACAGATGTTGTTGTTCCTTCTTTAGAAGGAGAGTATATTCTTAAATTTCAAGACGACCAAGGAAACTTTAGTATAGGAGAAACCAGTGTAATACAGGATTTACCTGATCTTATTGATACTCAAGTAATTATAAATGGTAGTGATACTAGAGAGGATTTAACAACACCACCATTTCAAGGGACAAAAACTAATACAACATTTAACAATACCACTAGTGCATTACAGCTTACTGATCCTTCAGTTGTAAAGACAGGGACTTATATTCAGAATAATGGTAATGTTGGAGTTGCTGGCACGGTCATAACTATTACTAGCACATCTCATGGTATAGCTGTAGGTGAAAGATTAAAATTTAACTTTACTGGAGGACAAGCTGTAACTAGTGAATATACTGTTATTTCTGTTCCCAACGCAAATACTTTGACAATTACATCTCCTAATAGTGTTGTTACAAACGGAAATGTATCTATAGATAGAGGTTTAAGAGGAGAATATATCTTTAATGATATTGAGGATTTAGGTGCTGTATTTTCTCTTGATCTAAAAAGAGTTATACGTTCTGTTGGTTTTGTGATAGGAACAGATATAGAAACAATTATCCCAAGTGGATCGTTTTGGGACGACTATGCGACTGATGGTAATTTTGATGGTGCAACAGCAGATGAAGCAAATTGTCAGATACAAGTAGCTACATCACAGACAGCATCAGGAAGTTTTGGTGCATTTAATAATTTTGCTAATGGAACATTTAAAGGTCGTAGATTTAA